TTGATTGTAGGGTCATTGTATCTGTTCTTCAATTGCTTCACCATAATCTGTCCCAACTGCTCCAACTCTTCAGTGCTAATAAGGGCAAACATAAGATCAGCAGTAGCAGGCAGACCAAAGGACTCAGAAGTATCAGTAAGTTCAACATCAGAACTACCAAAACCTGAGCGAGTGGTCTGAGTAGCGGAGACAATTGGGACATTAAACTCCACTGCGAGTCCCCTAAGTTCCTCAGCAATTGCTTTGATATATGAATATGAATTGACAGAAAAGTTTGACTTATACCTGCTGGAAGCACATATATTAAGGTAATCAATGAAAATAATATCAGGTCTAAATGACCTCTTAAGTGAAAGTTCATTAAGTAGTGACTTAAAGTGTCCACTATGTGCTGATGCAGTAGGATACTCTTTAATTATAAGGGTTCCTTGAGTTTTTTTGGAAAGATTTGTTACCTTATTCTCAAACATTGTTCTAGGCAAATCTATCAGTTGCTGAATAGGAACATTCAACAAATTAGCATCTATCCTTTCAGCAATCCTGTCCTCAGCCATTTCAAGTGTAATGTAGAGAACATTTTTCCCTTGCATGAGGATGGAGCTAGCCATATGGCACATGAATAGACTTTTCCCGACGCCTGTACCAGCAAGAGCGATATTGAGAGTCTTGTTAGGGAGACCACCTTTTGTAATTTTGTTAAAGTAGTCAAGGTCAAATGGGATTTTGTCTTCTTTCTTGTGATAAGATTCATACCTTTGTTCATAATCATTTAAATAGTCGTGACCAATGTGGTGGTCAAATCCAATGGACAGTGCTTCCTGTAGAATTGATGGAATAGAATCTCTAGATTTTTTTTCATCTTGACCATCAGCAATTTTAATACTTTCCATAAGTGCAAGATAAATTGCTCTATCTCTACACCATTTTTCTGTAGTATCCAATAACCAATTTAATTCTGCTGCAGTATCCTGAAGATTAGAAATGTAATCAGAGATTGTTCTGAAAGTATCTTCGCTAATATCAGTTCTTTTTTCTGTTTCAATCAAAAGAACTTCTTTAGTAGCAAGGTTATCATAAGATGTGATGAACTTACCAATCTCATCAAAGATAACTTTCTCATGAAAATTTTCAAAGTAATCTAATTTAATGAAAGGTAAAACCTTCCTACAATAATCATTGTTGTAAAGTAGATTTCTTAAAATTGTAGTCTCAATACTGTCCATCATTTATAGTGTAAATACCCTGTCAAAATATACTTTGGACCACTCATAGGAGGTTCTCCTTTATGAGGAAACATCCATAGTGGAGGGAACATTACCAGTTTACCCTTTTTTGGTTGAATAGACAAACCTGTAAACACAGTGTTCCCCCCTTCATCAACATCATTCAAATACCACAAGTAAGAAAGATATCGCCTTGAACTTGCATAATCTTTAACATCTACATGAGTGTCAAACATATCACCACCTTTAGGATTGTATTTTTTAATCCTGAACTGCTCAAATGCATGTGATTCTGGGAAAACTCTTTTGTCTACAAATTCATAATACTTATCCCTATATGCAAATGCTTTTTTGATAATTTCATTATGAATTAAATTGACATCTCTAGAAATATTGCAGTTTTCTGTGAGATTAGTTTGAGTAAAATTTGGTTTATAATCATTTTCAATTTTTTCTTGAAGTTGCTGCTGCCCTTCAAAGAATTGAATTAAAAAATCACAAACTTCTGGTTCTAATGCATTGTCATAAACTTGGATTAAATCATTAAGATCAACCATAAGAGAACTCTTGTTTTGCTACTTCATCAAGTGCTTGGAGAATTTCTGGCGTGAAATATTTCTCTGGATTTTCCAAAATAGTCTTTCCATATTGAGAAGTACCATTTCCCACCTCATAACGAGTTCCCACCTTTTTAAAGATTTCATACTTCTCCGCTAACTCCAAAAGTCCATAATATTTGTCAAGTCCACGTTCATCATAATACAGACGAACTTCAACTTCTTTATTTTCTTTACTCAACCTTGACTTTTGAGTTTTACATTTGATGATATTTCCAACTACTTCTGTCCCTTCTTTCTCTTTCTTTTTGGACAGATAGATGATGGTTGATGCTGCATACTTAAGACCAGAACCTCCACTCATTTCTTTCATAGGAACATATGAACCTACAACATCATAAGTGTGATTGGTTACAATCATAGGAATATTTGCTTGACCAAGTTTGAGGGTAAGCATTCTAAATGCTCCTTTGACCAATTGAGATTTAGTCATATCACGAACTTGTTTTTCGTTCAAAGCATCTTCAATTTCTTTCTCAGTAGAAAGCATTCCCAAAGAGTCTAACACAAACATACAAGGTTTGCGTTCACCATCTTTGCGTTTGAGATACAAGTCTACTGCTTTAAGTGCTTTACTTCTAAACTCTTCAATTGTTACCACATTTACTACAACAATTCTATTGATGTCCAGTCCTCTACTTTGAAGCATAGTTTTAGTAACTGCTGCTTCAGTATCAAAATAAAGACAATATCCATCAGGATTATTGGTAAGAAAATGCTTAACAACAGCAAGAGAAAAGAATGTCTTTCCTGTAGAACTTTCACCTGCAATTGCAGTGATTTTATTACCAGATACACCCCCATAGAGACTCCCAGACACAAGAGCATTGAATATGTACGAACCTGTATCCACAAAGGTTTCAGTTTCATCAATATCTGCTGCAAGTTGTGTATATTCTCCACCAATTTCTTTTACAATGTCTTTTAAAAAGTCCATAATTATGCAAACAATGATTCTAATGTATTTGTTTTTTTAACATTCCATCCAATACAGTTCAGAATGCTTTTAAGTGGTTCAATGAAACTCTTTTCAAATTGAAGTTCATAATCTACATATTTACCAAGTCCAAGTTCTTTAGGAAATTGTTGAATAAATGAAATAACATTTTCCCTGATTGGATTTGCTTTTTTTAGATAACAGAACTTAATCTTTTCTCCATTATTAATTAGTGGGTATTTAGAGTCCAAAGACTTATCCTTGATATAGTGATTATACAGCAAAGCTCCTCTTGTGTGAATAGGCGTCCCAGATTGATAAATTGTTGCTACTGATTTATATTTTGTCAACTCATTAACTGATCTTGGGAAAGAAATGTCTTCTGGAGGAAGATTAGAAAATTCTTTTTTGAATTTTTCTACAAATGAAATTAGATCATCTTCAGTTTTATTCATGATGATGTTGAGTGCTTCTTTAATCTTTACCCTACAAGGAGCAGGCGTAGAAGATTTAACTGCCTCAATACCCATCATCTTAAGTTTTGGAGTTTCATATCTAACCCCTTCACTATCCCACACATTAAGAATATATCTTTTCTTTGCTGTCCAGATTCCACGATCAGCAATGTTTTCACGCTTCATCTGCATTTTCTGTTCATAAGCATTTACATACTCAGCCAGTTCTTGGTAGCGACTTTCAATATACTTCTCAAGTTCCACATTACAGACCTTATCAAGGAACGAAACAATGCTTTCAGTAGTTTTCTCTCTTCCCTTGAATATAGTTTCAACCAGAGGACCCATATTGAGATAAACGGAATCAGTATCCACAGCAATAACATAATCAACCTCATTAGTTTTGAGAATTTTATTTAAGTATTGATTGAGTTTGTTTTCAATCCATCTAATAGATACTTGCCCAGAAAGAGTAACTGCTTCTGCATTTGCCAATTTAAAGTATCTAAAGTATTCATTACCAACAGCACCATAAGCAGAGTTCAAAGAAATTTTCTTTGCCATCTGAATATTATTACACCTTGCAATTTCTTTTTCTAATGCTTTAGTTGGTGTTTTTTCATACTGTTTCTTTGCTTCAATCATCTTCTTCTTATAGATGACACGATCAGTATACATTTTTTCCATTAACTCTGGAAGAAATCCTCTGATATCCTTTCTATACATTGCACCATTTGCACAGACTGCATAGTCTTTATAATCAGAAAAATCAATTTCCTGATTCAGAATTTTTTCAACACTTGCAGTTGGGTGTCTGATGTCCATAAGTGTTTCTGGACTAATGTTATACTGCATAATCAAGTGAGGATACAGAGAGTTGAGGTCAAAGTTGACAACCCAATCATACCTTCCTGGAACAGGTTCTTTAACAAAAGCACCAGCAAATTTGGAATCTTTTTTTGTTTCCTTTTTGAAAGGAATAACTATGTTCTTTTCTTTGAGATAATTGTAGATAATAGAATCCCAGGTTCTAACCTGAAAGAAAACATCATTGTAATTTCCTTTAGAATCATATGCCATAGTAATGGCAAGTTCAATTAGTTTCATCTTGTCTTCCAAACGGTCAACAAGTTCCACGTCAACAATGTTATATTCTACAAACTTTTGCCAACCTTTAGAATAAAATTCTTTAAATGTATCAAATTCAGAGTGGTCCAGTTTCTTTTGACCAAGTTCTACTTCTGCAATGTGATCAAGTCTATATGATTCTTGATTTGTATAAGTGAACTTTGTATACAACTCCATGTAGTCAAGAACAGTCAAACCTGCAATATCACAAGTGTTATGAGTCCTACCCTTAATAACAACTTCTTCTTCTGTTACAATTCCCCAAGTAGAAATTTGTTTTGCTACTTTTTCGCCAAGAACTCTACACAGTCTTCCATAAAGGTATGGAATATCATAAAGACGACAATTCCATCCAGTCACAACTTCAGGAGAATATTCTTCCCACCAAAAAATAAACTTATCCAACAAGTCCATTTCACTTGAACATTGACAATAAGTTACATTCTTTTGATGGTTTATAAAAGGTTTGACTCCCCAAGTAAAAATTTCTTTGGTGGCATAATCCTGAATAGAAATTGTAAGAATTTCTTCTCTACAACTTTTTACATCAGGAAACCCATTCTCTGATGCCACCTCAATGTCAATTGTAATTAACTTAATTTTAG